ACCTTTCCTATTTTATGTTGGTCTGTAATTGTAATATTTTCGTGTGATATCTCTGTATATTCGTTTTGAAAAAATGCTTTGGAGTCAATAATCGCTTGATAACCATCTTCGTATGTTGTTAAAATACTACCAAAATATCCACCACTAATATCAGTATTGTCTGGCGGATATTGTGTGCAATGTTGTTTCTTTACTATCTGATCATTATAAGTTGTAAAAAACACATTGGATACATCTACCGTTTGGTAATAATCAAAATAACCTTTAGTCATTGCAAGAAGAGTGCTATGGTCTTTTGTTTGTGATAATTTACCACCACTGGTCTTATGAACGTTTGATTTTGTATTATTAATATCACAAAATAGTTGTTTGTTTTTTTTTGAATTTATATAGTCATTGGCACTCATTTTTGTATCTATTTTTGTAGGATTTTTAAAACTTCCACTCATAATTAGTATATTATAAGATAATATTTATTAATTTTAAAATGTTAGGACAAAATTATAAGTGTTAACTTATAAGTATAAATTAATCGTGTAAGTAAATAGATTAAGATAAATATAGATAATTTATTATATAATAATTTATTATATGGACATCTGCCTACAAATTGATAAATATTCAAAAAGCGACTTATATGATATTTTTGAATTAAAAGAAAAAGATGTAAATCAATTAAACATACAACGTAAATGTTCTAATTATATTAATGAGATTGAATCCAACCAAAATATTGAACTAAAAGAAAAACTACCTTTGGTCGATTTTTTAAAAAAGGCAATGAATAAATTAATTGTTCTTAACAACTCATCCACCCTTACACACAAAGATTTTACTGGTGATTTAGAAAAAAATAAAACTTTTCACGGTGAACATTTTATTATTAAAAAAGATCCTAAATCAAAGGTAACTTCAAAAATAAACCCATTAATACGAAATACAATAGGTTATGTTTTAAATATTAATACTATGTTTCGCAACGATTACTATAATACACGTTCATCCGATTTTCATATTGAATTAAATAATAACTTACACAATGTAACAGCATTAACATTACAATCTGCTGAAATTCCTGATTTATATTATACATTTTCAAGTGTTAATAAAACAAATGAATTTACTATAGAACTTTTTGATGTAAGTAGTAATAATGCTGATAATGCTAATGTAAGTACAGATGTCAGTATTATAAATCAATCCAAACATGTTATTAAAGTAAAAGACGGCATTTATACACCCCAAACATTAATGAGGTATTTAAATGAATATGTTTTCAATGATAGTAGTAACAATAGACTTAGTAGAGTTGGTGCTTATTATGATGAAGTAACTAAAAAATTTAACTTAGTAAGAGATATAAGAGGAACAAGTAATAGTGGTATACCTGTTACAAACTTAGCAGGGGATCCAGTTGAATTAAGATTCAATATTGATTGGAGAGTCAGTGATGAACCAAATAGACCTATACAAATGAATATGGGGTGGATGCTTGGATATAGAAAACAATATTATGATTATGATACGGATTATGTTAATAGGACAGAAGCAAATACAACAACCGTTCAAGGTTATTCTCCAGAAGGAATGTTTAATACTCAAGGTAGTCGATATTTATTTTTAGCGGTGGATGATTATAATAATAACTATGCTCAAACCATTTTCTCTCCCTTCCAAGAATCTGTTTTTACAAATAATACCATATTGGCTAAATTAGTTAAAAATGCACAGGGCAATTATAATTATGAAAATCCGGATGTTGAAAAATTTTATGTTAGAAAATACTTTGGTCCAGTCAATATAACAAAATTAAAAATAACAATACTAGATGAATTAGGAAGAGTAATTGATTTTAATAATACGGATTATTCTATATCATTAAGGATTGAACAGCTATATGACTCAAACTCGAATAATGCTTAATAAAATCATTAATAGTCAATTAATAAAATCTTAATAAAAAATAATATTTAAAAATTATTGATAATTAAATATTATAGTAAAAATGCTAGTTATAGTAATGTTTTGTTTATGTTGTTTGTTTATAGGTGTGATTGCATCTTTAAAGTTATATGTTACATCATCGTTACCATATTAAAATAAAAATTATATTGTTTTAGTTTTTGTTTTTTTTGTTTTTTTTGTTTTTTTGTTTTTTTTATTTTTTATTTTTTTGTTTTTTGTTTTTTGTTTTTTGTTTTTTAAAATTACATAGTAAGAACGTTATATATTGGATATTCCGTATCGATGCCATATATTCTATTACCAATGCGATGTTCTTTACCTAATGATAATTCATTAATATCTTTATTAAATAACAAGAATACCTTTCGGTCTTCTTTTCTATTATATTCATCGCATAATGTTTCCGTTTCTGGAACTGTATATAAGTGTAGTTTAAGGTTTAATATAGTAGGTAATAAGTCATTATCTTTAGTTGGATATTGCTCCGTGTAAATATCTGGTTGTAATTCATTAACATCTGAAACATTTACGTTTTCCTCTTCATCTTGATCTTCGTCATCATTATCACTTTGATTCTCATTATCACTTTCATTGGGTTTATCTTGTTCTTCGTTATCTGAACCATCCAAAACCATTTCTTCCATATCATTTAATTCATCATTATTGGTATCAGAAGTAACCGATTGTATATCATCCATATCTAAATCATCTTCGAGTTCATCAGGCATGCTGTCTACTTCTTCAGATATATCTTGTTTTTCTACTGATTCCTGTTTCTTAACTTCTGGTGCTGGTTTAACTTCTTTTTTCTTAGCAGCTGGTTTCTTAGACTTTTTCTTAACTTCCTTTTTCTTAGCTGCTGGTTTCTTAGACGTTTTCTTAACTACAGCTTTACCATCTGGAAACAATTCAGTGAATTTAGCATGACCTTCATCCGTCCAGTTTTCTTCTACCTTTTTAAACACTTCACGTGTTTCTTTGTGAATTGCTACACGTAATTTTGAACCATTCTTTCCTTTAATAACATCACCGCTTTTACCATTCACAAACAATTCTCGAGAAGTATAAATTTTTGTATCATTAAGAGGATTTTTTTCTTTTTTAGTAGTTGTCTTTTTAGTAGATGCTTTTTTAGTAGAAGATTTACTAGACGATTCACCTATAGTATAATCATCTGTGTGATCCATAAATAAAACATAAGCATCTCCATTATTAAGTTTGATATCGGTTTTTCTACCTTCAGGCTTATTATTTTTCATCCATTTAAATGATAATGTAAAATCATTTTTACCAGTGTAAATAGAGAAGCATGTTTGTTTTAAGGCAGTATATTTTAAATGTTTGCGTAGAATACTACAATTTTCAATATTAAATTCAGCATTCATAGAATAATCAAGCTGTCCATTTATATGACTAATTATATCACGTAGTTCATTTTCCAATTCTGAAACAGTTTGTTCTGTTTCTTCCTTTATGGTAGAAAGACAAGGAACAAACTTTTCAATAAAGTTAGCACTATACCCCCGTATAACGATAATAGAACCACGTCCTTCACCTTTGTTAACCTTCATATCAATCTGGTCAACATTGTAGTGATAATGGTCCTCCATACACTTCTTAAGCTTGCTCATATTATCATAAGATAAAGGAGTGTTTGAAAATAAGTTGAGTTGTTGTCGTTGAGTTTGCATATTGTTTGATTTTGATTTGCTTTGCTTTGAATTTGTAGAGTTGAATACCCTTTACTTTGTGGTTCAAAAATAAAAGCAATTTTATTAAAATAAATTAAAAGGTACAAAATATTAATATATAAAATGTTATTTATAAATCCTCCATTTGGGAATTATCTAAATATAGAAAATACTATACCTATTAGGGGTAGTTTTACCCTATATGAACGCAGAGGATTAATATATAATATATTTAAATCATTGAGATACTCATTTGCTTGTGGAGGTTGGGTTAATAAAATAGGATTGAGAAACAAAGGCATTGATTATGCAATTTCAACTTATAAAAAGGGAGAGATAATCAGTATTGCTATAATAAATAAAGAGGATGTCAATATATTATTAAAAAAAATACCAAAGGATATGGATATTGAATTAAATATTAGTTGTCCTAATACTGAAAAATCATTGGTAAGCAATGGATTATCTAAATTTATTAATAATAAAAGGGAATGGTGTATTATAAAACTTAGTCCTATATGTGACAACAAATTAATAGACTGTTATTACCAAGAAGGATTCAGACAATTTCATTGTAGCAATACATTACCTGTGAGATATGGTGGGTTATCAGGACTATCATTGATACCTTATACAACGCGTATTGTAAAATATATAAAGAAACATTATCCAGATACAGCAGTTATAGCCGGTGGAGGTGTGAGAAATATAGAGCAAGCTAAAAATTATGAAAATATTGGAGCAGATCATATTTCAATATCTACCTTATTTTTTAATCCTATACTTTCTTGGATTTTTCTGAAAAAGTATCTCTAAAAAAAGTCTCCAAAAAAAGTCTCCAAAAAAAGTCTCCAAAAAAAGTCTCCAAAAAAAGTCTCCAAAAAAAGGTTCCCTTAGAACGATTTTTTTACAAAAAGTTTTTTGAGATTTGAAAATGGACAATTTAAAAATGTCCAAATCGGGAAAATGAAAAAAGTTTTCAACAAAAAATCGTTCTAAGGGAACCTTTTTTTGGAGACTTTTTTACAAGAGACCATAAGGAAAAAGGGCAAAAATCACTTTTTAAACCATTTATGGTAATAAGGTAAAAAAACACAGAAATCACCGTCTCAAGTGAAAAAAAGGCACTATTTTGTAAAAAAGGCACTATTAGAACGATTTTTTTGACAAAAAAATGCATTTTTTTTCATTTTTTGGCCAAAATTTTGCAAAGCGTAGAAAAAACGTAGAAAAAGTGTTAAAAAGTGTTAAATTTTTTTGAAAAAAATATTTTTGAATTTTAAATGATAATTAGATTGTAAAATATAAATGAGTAAAATATTTATGACGATAAAAAAAATCAATGCAAGCGTAGAAAAAACGTAGAAAAAGTGTTAAAAAAGTGTTAAATTTTGTAAAAAAGTCTCCAAAAAAAGGCACTAAAAATCAAATTCTTGTAAAAAAGGCACCATTAGAACAAGTACAATTTTCCTAAGGGTGCCTTTTTTTGGAGACTTTTTTACAAAATAGTGCCTTTTTTACAAAATAGTGCCTTTTTTTCGGTGCCTTTTTTACAAGATTTTGATCTATAGTGCCTTTTTTTCGGTGCTTTTTTTACAATATTAGTTGAAATTCAGAATAAAAGAAATATTTCTAAGAAATATAAAAATAAAATAACAATAATATATAAACCGTAGAAAAATGGAGAAAAAAGTGTTAAAAAGTGTTAAAAATAAAAAAAAGTTTTATTGTGAAGTTTGTAACTATTGTGCGTCACAAAAATCACATTTCAATAAACATCTTCAAACCAAAAAACATAAAAAAATGATGGGGGAAAAAGGAGAAAAATGTGTTAAAAAAGTGTTAAAAAGTGTTAAATTAAGATATTCTTGTGAAATATGTAATAAACAATATAAAGACAGAAGTGGTCTAAGATATCATAAAAAAAAGGGGAATTGTATAAGTTTAATTAATGAAGAATCAAAAATAAATGATTTAACCAATCAAGTATCGAAATTAGCAAACTCTTTTAATGAAGCAGTGGATAGTGGAATGCTTGGAACTAAAAATGTAATTACAAATAATAACATATCTATTAACTTTTTTTTAGATAAATACTGTAATAATGCTCAGAGTCTTCAAGATTTTGTTGAAAACATATCATTTAAATTAAATGATATATTAAGTGAAAATGAAATGATAGATAATTTTATATCTAAAAAGGTATTGAAAAACCTAGAAGATATACCAATCACAGAACGACCAATACATTGCACGGATCAAAAAAGAAGAAACTTTATGGTGAAGGATAAAAAAGATGGATGGGTAAAAGATTCAGTAGACGAACATGGTTCATTATATACACAAGTAAACAATCTACATTCAAAAGCTTATATAAATTTCTATACTGAATATGATAAAGAAAACCCATTACCACACGATACGGATAGTGAAACGCTTAAATGTGAGATTGCATCAAAATTACTTAACTATGATAGAAAAGGAATAGTTAATGATATAGCAAAAACAGTAGATATTAAAAATGCAATTGGTGACTCTGATTTTACAATTGAAGATGGTGATATAATTCCACCAATCATAGATTAAAATAAAAATGATTAATAATTATATTTATTTTATTGTTTATTTATAAATACATACCAAATGGAGGTTGAGAACTTTCATTCTTTTTAATAAATGCTTTTACATTATCAATTGTTACTGTATGTGGAAATGATACTTTAAATGTTTTCTGACCTTCAAACAATGAAGTATCTTCATCCATTAAACGATATAAATTTAATTTAGTATAAATAATTTCTAATGCTCGTTTAAAATTTCTAACACCTTTTTCTTTTTCTGTATAATTTGTTATAATATGTTCTAATGTTTCTTCTGAAAATACAATATCTTCTTTCTTAAAATTAACATTTTTTATAATAGAAGGAATTAAGTAATTATTTGCTATAGTTATTTTTTGTTTATTATCATAACCTTTTGTTTTAATTTTATACATTCTATCCAATAAAATTTTATTTACCTTTGATTCATCATTATAACTAAATATGAATAAGGCTTTGCTTAAATCAAAATCTACATTAGAGAAGTATTTATCATGAAATTGAGAATTTTGTGTTAAATCAGTTAAATGTGTTAGTATTCCAGCAATTTCTTCACCTTTAGGTGTATTGCTAATTTTATCTAACTCATCAAAATAAATTACCGGATTCATACATTTACTATTTAACAATATGTCAACTATCTTACCCCATGAACTACCTTCATATGTGTAAGAATGACCTTCTAGGAAACTACTATCTGTAGCACCCCCTAATGCTAGAAAAGCAAACGGCCTATTTAAAATTTTACTAATCCCTTCTTTCACTAATGTTGTTTTACCTGTTCCCATTGGACCTTGTATAGCAATAGCATTGCCAACACTATCTGGATTTGAAATCCATTGACCTACAATTTGCATGATTTGCATTTTAGCATCATCTAAACCATAAACAGAGGAATCCAATGCTTTTTTAGCATCCAACATAAATTTTTTACATTGTTCCGTTCCATCATCCATTTTAATTGGTAAACTTCTATGAATATTAAATGGTATTTTCATAAATGTATCAACCCACTGTTTTATTTTATAATATTCTCCACTACCAGGATCCATGAACGTTAAACTATCAATCTTTTTGATAGCACATGATTTATATTCCACAGGGATTTCAGATTCAACTAACTGAAGACGGTATGGTTTTTCAACATTATCATATTCATTTAATTCCTTCATTTTCTTTAAAACAATCTTTTGTTGTTCTGTATTTAATCCATTGAAATATTTAAATTCATTCATCGGTGCTTTAGATTTTAAGAGTGATTTAAATTTAGTCATATTTTTTTTCTTTTTCTTTTTGCTTTCCTTTTTATCTTCCTTCTCCTTTTTCTTTTCAGCAGCCTTCATCATATTATCTATTTTTTTCTCAAATGCCTTTTTACCTTTTTTCTTTGTAGCAGCTATTTCCTTCATCTCTTTAATCAATTCATCAAACTCGATACTTTCTTTGTTTACTTTCTTCATTCTTGTAGAAGGAACATCCATAACGTCTTCATATTCATCATCATCCAACTTGATATCGTATGTTACTTCCATTTTTTTTGAAGATTTATTTTTATAACGATTTACTTTTAGAATTTTTCCCTTGTAGAAATCATCCCATTCTTTTAATTTAACTAAAACAATTTCGCCCTTTTCAAATTTAGTTTTTTTACTGCTTTTAGAAGTTTTTTTCTTAGACACTTCCTCGTATTCTTGTTCTTCTTCACTATCACTACTGGTTATATATTCTTCAACATCATCATAATCATCATACTCTTCTTCAAATTCGTCAAAATCCATACCAGGACCAAACGACATTCCTTCTCCACCTGGACCCGTAGTAAATATAATATTGAATTTCATATTACCATCTTTTAACATATCTAATTCATCATGATCTAATTCTTCATCTTCATTTTCAGGAAAATATTCATCATCCGAATTATCATGATACTCTTCTTCAGATGAAGCAGAATTTTCTTCACTAATACTTTCTTCTTCATCTTCCCATTCTTCTTCACTTTCTTCCTTTTTCTTACATTTCTTTTTTTTAGACGATTTAGATATGATTTTATTTTCAGGCTTTCTCATTTTTTTTAATTTTTCAAATGATTTCCTTAGTTTAGCTGACTTATCTTTTTCTGGTTTTGGTTTACTCGTAGAGATATCCGTATTTTTAGACTTGCCTTTTTTCTTCTTCATTTTTTTCTTACTTTCTTGTTTCGCTTTTTTTTCCTTTTTCTTTTTTTC